CCGCAACTGCTTTTCATTTCCAAAGACCTTTTCCCCTTGAACGCCGCCTATTTCACGCTCTTTTTGGTAATATTGAGCGATAGCCAAACGGCGGTCAAACGCAGCTTTATCAGCCGCAGCTTTGCGGGCGGCCTCTTCTAACTCGGCCTTTCTGCCTGCCTCGTACCCTTGCATAGCACCAGCGCCCATACGCGCTAAAACCTGACCTGTTGACACTGGCACCGGACTCCACCCAGACGCGTCGGCACCCTGAATAGCAGCACCCAAAAGAGCTTGCGTTGTTGGCTGCGCGTACCGCTGGCCGAATGTGGTTTGCGCTGGAGCGCCAGCCGCAGGCTGTTCAGCCTCTTGCTTCATTAGCGCCTTTTGCAGCGGGGATATGTACTTACCCTGAGCAATATCGGCCAGCATAGGCAAGACGCGAGGCGCTGGCCCGCCAGTGCCGCGAGCAAGTTGCGCCGCCTGTGCCTTTTGCAGCCCACTAAGTGCCATAGGCGGAACAGCACCACCGGGTAGCTGGTAAGGCCTTTGCATATTAGCCATAGGCGCAGGCGCTGCCTGCTGTTGCCCCTGAAGCAAACGTAAGAACGTGTTTATGCCATTACTCATGCCTAAACCCCTAACCTATAAAATCCCAAACGACTTGCCGAGGCCAGCTAAACCGCTAAGGCCACTGAGGAAGTCGCCTGTCGGGTTGCGGAAATACGGTGTGACTTTTTCACTGCCAACCGTACCACCCTGAACCGTCGCCATATAGTTCGCAAGAGACGAGAGCGGTTGAGCCTGTTCAAAGTTAAAGCGGTCAATGTCAGCCTGAAGCTCGGCCTGTGATTGCGCCTCGCGTGCTGCACCAACGCCCGCAAGCGTCTCAAGGTCGGCCATACCAAATGCGCGAGCTTGTGGAGCCTGCTGGATAGCCGCCTGCTGCGCTTGATAAGCCATAGGCGCTAACGCCTGTCCAAGAGCTGCCTGCTGGTATCCTGAGCCGTAACGGCCAGCCTTTGAGGCTTCCGCTTGAACCTGCTCAACGACAGGGCGGAACGCCGCCGCCATCAGCGGGTTAGTACCCATCAGGTTTTGCATCACGACGTTTTGGGTTGCGCCTATAAACGGAGATCCTGTTACAGCCGCTTGGCGGATGCCTTGAAGCGCCATTTCGCTCTCAGGCGCAAACCCAACGGTTGTCTGACCGGGGTAATATGTCGGCTGATCCTGATAGAGCTGCTTTGCCTCAGACAAGCCAAACTCAAGAAATGGCTTCGCGTATTCTGGTGGCCCGCTGGTCTGGGTGATCGTCCTTTGTGATCCGCCGCCTTTACTCATCGCTAATATCCTTCACTAAAACCACCGACGTGGCGGTGTAATCTTTGAGCTGACGCTGCCAGCCCTTCCTGCCGATTATCTCCATACCGTTGCAGCCAATAGACCTAGCCCAGACTGCGATAGATTTTTCGGCCTCCATTAACTCGTCAAGCTCACCGCCTGCGAGCCATATCCTACAAACTGACCGCTGCGGGTAATCCACTATCTCCGTTATAATAGCAGACTTCTCTAGCGGGTGGAACTGCGCCTTGCCAGTCGCGCAGGCGTGGTATACGTCTTCCATACAATGCGTGCCGCCAGCGTATTGCAGCGCGTCGCTGATCCACTTGTAGCAGCGCTCCCACTGAGCGCCCATTCGGTCTTCAGCCGATAATAAGGTAGGCGAAGCGTGCATCGTGTCCTGCATTTGAATAGTTAATAACCATAGTTCCGTCTGTGCTTGTGCTGTCTATGTATGGGTTGTGATGCCAAGGGTCGTGGTCGACACCAGTAAAAAAAACTAAGCTACTGGTTGAATAACGAGGCTCGTCAACAGTTACCTGAGTTGTGGTGGCTAATAAAGTAACATATCCGATACTATTTAAACCGCCATTGATTGTGCGGTTTAGGACTTCGGCAATCTCTCTGGTTGTCGCTGTGATGGGGTTTAGAACCCTAAAATTAGTTACTCTTTCAGAAGTGGTCATCGTCTGCCTACCTGCCGCGCTTCAATATCAATGCCGTGGGCAAAAGACCAGTTTCCACTCAGCAACATCTTCACGCGGTGATACCTGTCTGCGGCTCTGAACGGAACAAAGCCGTCTGGGTTTGTGCCGCCACCAGCCTGAAAAGCGACTGTGTCTGTCGGCGTTCCACGCATACCGACGAACAGCTCAACAGTGCCATCCTCGTGATATGGGTAGACGCGCGTAATAATCGAGTGCCTGCCCATACTAACAGCCGCCTCGCCTGTGGTAATTGTCGCCTGCAATGGGTCGCCGGTAAACGTAAAAATCTGGTCGCCGACAGCGCCGCCAAAGAAAAACTCGCCGCCACGGAATAACTGGCTATCGAGGACGGTTGTGAGACCGTCAAGCGTAGCTGACAAATTGTCCAAGTCCTCAACCGTGTAACCGGCGCTAAAGAACGGTGCAATGTAATCAGCGTCTACGTTACCTATAGACCAGCGGCCAAGGGCGTAGTTGAAGATTAGCAGTCGGTCAGGCTGGCCGCTTGTGCTTGCGGTGCTGGTGTAAGACCAGACGGCAATCTGATTTAGAGGGTCGACAGCCGAGGTCATCCTGTTTTTGTAAGTTGGGTTAAAATCCTTGGCAAAGAATTTGTCGATTTTTTCGTTTCCGATTGGCGTGGATTTTGACCCATCGAACATATGGAAGCCGTTGTCCGAATAGTAGAACACGGCTGATCCGTAGTTACACACAGAGCCGGGTATGCTACAGCCGCGCTGGCTCTCAACTTTGTCGAACTGCCAGATCAGTGGCGGGCCGGTATATGTGGCACGGAAGATAGCCTTTTCGCAAAGGATTGTGGCGTACTCGCCCCCGACTAATCCGGTGATGGCACCAGCATCCGGCAAATCTTGAAAATCAGATTGTTCAGTTCCAGCAGTCCAGCTTGTAATGTCGTTAAACCCAGACCACTTTGTGCGGTATGGAACACGACCAGAACCCTCGTCGATATTTGCCGTCCAGATGAAGTCGCGCACGACGGCTAAGTAGTCGGCCCTAGGCGCGCCTGACAAATCCGAAAAAACCGTGTCTGTTCCTAGCTGCCATTTCTGCAACTCTTCACCTGTGCCGCCGGACGCGATAACGTACTCGCCAAACTGCACAAACTTCCACTTCTCTGCGCCGGTCAAATCATAGGCCGGAGAGCCTGCCTTGCTGACGTCGTCAAGGTTGTTGGTAGATGGGTTAAACGTATATAATTTGTCGGCGTCGCCGACAAACAGCTTGATATTCCCGACGTTATCTTTAGCCGCGTATATACCCTTAATCGTGCTGCCGCCTGTGGCGCTGCTTAGAGAGTTAAAGCTGTTAAGGGGGCGATACCCGTTCAGGGCCGGAATTACGTTTTCCGCCGTCACAACGCCCGCGTTCAAGAAGTCCGGCTGGTCTGGCAGCCATTCGCCAAATTGTATCATTGCCCTAACCAGTTTCCAGTTGCGCCCGCAGGCGGGGTTGCCCAGACAGCGGCACCGCCAGCGGTAGCTGCACTCCAAGTTGGTGCCGACGCTGCAATGTCTGTCCACTCTTCACCGAGTATAGTCATTGTGACGGCTGGTGTCACCGCCACCCCGCCAGATGAAGCGACGCTAAATATGCCGTTTGCCGCGCAAGTTAAAGTGATTGCGGTGTCTGCGCTTGCAGAAGCAAACGTCAGGAAGTTCGAGTTTGACGTCGCGGCGGCTGTAATCGTTGCGGCTGCCTCAACTGTACGCACCCGCGTGCCGTCCAAAGTCGCCGTGCCGACAGCATTAACCAAAGCCTCAAACGGACGCACCCGCGCAAACGCGCTAGAAGCCGTGCTGATGGCCTCAACAGAGGCGACCATAGGTCTTATGCGGGTTATATCGCTTGAGGCTGTCAGCGAAACAGATACGGACGCTGATACGGACTTCAGCTTTACGCTGTCGCTGGACGCTAATGCGGCAATAGAAGCCGCACCGGCGGCCTCTAATATCGAAAAATTATCGAAACTATCTATAAAGCCATAAACATCTAGGCTATCAAGATTGCCCCAACTGTCTAGCTGGTCAAGCGTAATCATTTACCCGCCTCTAAGCTGCGGTGATGTCCATATCCCCGATTGAGATTCTAAGGATATCGCCAGAAGCAATAACTTTGCTGGCCGTCAACGCGCCGTGGATCAGCAGGTTTCCGCCGCTAACGGCATCAAACAAGCCAAAGTGGCTGACCGTACCCCAAGAGCCGGTGGCTGCGTTAAACTCAACCGCCGCACTATTTGAGGCGA